GGATTAACTTACTCTTCTATGACGACGTACTTTTTTAGCAATCTTTTTTGGTTGTCTTGAGACTTGTTTACCTGCTTTAGTTGCTTTGCGCTTAGCACGGGTGGTGGCCGCATATTCCTTTGATGAGAGGGCTTTAATAGCTGATGCCGGAAGATAGCGTTCGCCCGTGGCTTTTGGTCCTTGGGTGGATGGCTTTCCACTTTTGGTTCTCCACTTCTGCTTTGTCCACGATTTTAAACTACGTTGTGATTTTTTAAGAGCCATCTTCGTTCCAATTTAATACGTCCCTATGTTTTTTCCAAAACCAGTTACCTATTTTAGAAAAGGGCTTACCACAGTAAAGTAAACCCCAACCAAGATACTTAATAAAGCATCGACGAATACCTGTCATCTTCGTGCGCTTCCAGTGCTTCAAGCTTGCCTTGCGCTTCGTCCCAATCCGCAAGAGCTTTGTCAATTTCTGCAAGCAAATCGGGATGTTCCCCAATCGCTGCCGGATTGTTGAAATAGTTAGTGATAACGTACTCTGCGCTTTTTTTCTGAGCTTCATATCTGTGCCTCAATGCGTCTATTGCAAGTTTTTTCATAATAGTTCCCTTCGAACCTATTATAGATTGTAAATGTAATTTAGTCAAGTTATTTCGGAAGAAACACAAGGAACGCAAAGAATAAGCCTGCTGCTATAGCTATAACTAAACTAACTAAGGCTGACTGTTTCAAACCTTCTATAAATTCTTCTTGTTCGCGTCTTGCCTTTATCCTTGCTGCTCGTGCTGCTTCTTTTGCTTGTTGTATGCGTCGTGCCCGTTCATCTACTATGCTTTGCCACGTACCGGGACCAAAACGTAAATCCACCAGTGTACGCATTTCGTTCAGGCTTTCTTGTGCAAGCCGTGCGTCTATCACTTCTTGTGCAACAGACTTAATACCAAACTGGTCACCTAAACTAACACCGGACTTACGTGACCGCTGTTCTTGCACCTGCTTTTCGCCAGTTAAAAGATTGTCTATATGCCCCGCAATTTCTCCAACGTCTTTCGCTGTACCAATTGCAGATTTAATGCCATCGACTGCGCTTTTTACAAGCGCGATACCTGCAAGAGTTTCAGCAAGCATGAACTACCCCCTTTTAGTTACGATATCCGCCCCCTGCTTTTTTATAAGCTGACGCAAGCATTTGAGCTTTTCTTGCACTCCATTGACCCGGTCTGCCACCCTTTCCGCCTGCTTTGATTCGATTAAACAGACGCTTTCTCATTGAGGGCTTAGTGTAGTTGCCAGCTTCATTAACTCTACTCTTGCTCTTCGCTTTAGGCTTCGACGATTTGCTAGCTTTTCTAACCCGGCCACCTTTCTTGAGTTCTTCTTTTTTCTCCACATCTTTAATTTTTCCAGAGTTGGCTGTTGCGTAGAATACTTGCTCACCTTTTTTACCCCCGTAAGTTCGTTTCATGGATTTCATTATCTTTTCACCCTTCTCAGTCAGAGGCATTAAACAATCCCCCAAGAGTCCGTACTATCTCCATACCTTTTTCAGCGTAACTTTTTTCGGCACTACCTGCAGCTTTACGACCCTTGGCACCGAATCCTGTCTTTTCAGCTATGGTTTCGTATTTTCCTATGTATGTTTTTACTGACCCGGTAACCTTGCCATCTATGCATTTTGCATCATCGCTAACTCGATATTCTTTACCGCCACACTTCATTCGCTTTGCCATTAAAACTCTCCTGATTTCATAGCATCTGAAAGTATGACTGCCCGTCGCCCTACTTGTCGTGCCCAACGGGAGTCCATCATCTCCATGCTTGCAATATCGAACTTTTGCTCTTCTATTGCAGACCACATTTTTTTAAACTTACAGAGCCGGGGGACTCCCATATTATAGGCCATGTCCATAAGTATGAGTTGGCGAACCGCATCTAAATCTTCTACGCACTTATGAACTCTGCACAACTCGTTCTCTACAATCTTGATATCGTTCAAAGCTAGGTATCGTGCATCAGCCTCTGTAATACCATGTTCATAGATAGCATCCATGTTTGGTATGTCCATGTAGTCTAACTCTTCTTTGCTGATACCTCTGTCCTTCAGGTTACGACCTATACCTATAGTGTCTATGCCAAGCGTATCTTGATATACAGTTAGAACCATACCCTCGTGTTCAATAAGCTTATCCAAGAAATGCGACGCATTATACTTCATAGTTTTGTGTCCTTCCCACGGATGATTAGCAGTGTTCTCCATCTTGAACATAGACATTATATTTGCATAGCTCCTACAATACCGCACTTATATTCAACAGATGCCCACGAACCATCCTTTGGAATGTCTTCATATATTTGTTTGTAACGAAGGCACTCATTTTCTTTATCAAACCACTGCACCGTTTGATTAAAACATTGACCGCTGGGTGTACACACAGTCAATACCAATGCCCAAATAATTATGTTCATTCTTTTTTTGCTCTGTTTTCCTGACCCATCCAAATACCGAATATACCAGTCATCACACCCATGATAACTGAAACGAACGCACTCTGTTGCATGGTGGGGTCTTCAAGGTTCATAAACCACTCAGCACATCGCCAAGACATCGCTATGCTTGCAATCATTGTAAGACGAGCAATAGCATTGTATTCAATTATGGCTCTTAGCCACTGCTTCATTTCTTCCCGAAGAACTTCGTCGCCGCTCTTGTTCCAAAGCTTGCAGCAACAATAACGCCCAAGCTGTACTGGTACCACTCAGGCATTTGTTCCAATTGTTGAAATCCACGCGATACAATATCTTCCATCCCCGGAATGAAGGCTAAAATTAAGGGTATGCTGAACAAAATTACAAGCCACTCGTCTTTCCACGAGGATGCTGAAGCATCAGCCATCTTCAAATCCCAGTCTATTTCACCTGTGGCTTTTTTCTGCATGACGACAGCCTCTGCTTCTGCTTTGGCTACATCTGCTTTTACTTTTGCTTTGGTTTTTTCGACACGGCCCTCAAGCCACGTCCCTGCGATACTTGCTATTGGTCCTATTAGGGCTGTTAGCATTTCCATCGTCTCCTTGCTTGACGCAAGCGGCTGTTAGGATTCTTTGCTGCTTTGGGAAACTTCTTCATTTGTCCGGCAGAACGTGCACAGAAAGACTTACGACGCTTGGCATCTTTGCTTCCCGGCTTTACTTTACCTGTTACAGCAGTCTTGAGTTTAGAACCGGGGTTCTTACGACGATATGCAGCGACCCCAGCTTTAGTCATACCAGCCCCTGCTTTCGTTGGACGAAAGTTCTTTTTATTACGGGCTGGCATTTTATCGGCTTTACGTGCCATTATTTTTTCCTAGCTGTTTGTGCTGCGCGTCGGAAGTTGGCTTTACTTGGCGCACCTTTACTTCCGGGTTTGCGCATAGTCTCCCCACTACCAGCTTTTATTCTGCGTTTCTTAGCAGCTATGTTGGCATATAATCCACGTCCAGCCATTAGCGTTTTGCCTTACCGCCACGGGCCATACCCTTAGACTTCTTCATCATTCTGCCACCACGGGCCATGCCTTTGGACTTTTTCATCATGGCTTTACCACCACGAGCCATGCCCTTAGATTTTTTCATCATGGTCTTGCCGCCCTTTGCATAACCTTTCGACTTCATCTTGCCGCCTTTAGCCATGCCTTTGGCTTTCTTCACTTTACCGCCGGATTTTTTCTCTTGTGGCGCTAACATACCACGAGCAATACTCATAGCACGAGCCATGTCTTGTTTGGAAAGTCTACCACCGGGGTCTGCAGCTTTAGCTATTTTAGCGGCTGTTGAATTAATTAACTTTTCTCTAAAAGGTTTTGCGTCACGAGGGGCTAGATTACGACCACTGCCTCTCAATTTTTCTCCAACCTTTGGAGAGCCTTTACCGGAGGTTCCCCCTACTTTTCGGCCTGTTTTTTTATCTACTATTGCTATTCCCATTTTACTTCTCCGCATATAGATTATCGAATACCCGCGCTGTATCTTCTACATAGTTTGGGTCTTGTTTAGAATGGTGAACCCACTGACTAGGAGTGAAGTCCGGTGGGCCATCGCCCGTTACAAACCAAGCAGGGTTCGTGACCCTTACTCTGTTGTTTGGCAGTGCAACTATGTTGCCTGTCCACTCACCAGCATCCATTAATTCTAGCACGTGGCTTTGTTTGTGTTGGGCTGGGTCATCTGCTACTTCAGTGTCTGTGTAATCAATTGTGAAGTAATATTTCGCTGGAAAGAAATCTCCGTCTATCTTAGCCAACCACGGACACGGTGTTGCTCTATTCAAAACAAAAACCGAATGATGATGTGATTGACAATCCCACGGTTGAGCTAAATACGTTGGCATGGGTGTAGGCCATTCTTCGAACGGTGTGTCACCTACAAGGGCTGTCAAAGGCATTCGTGCCCACATAGCCCCACCGTGTACATTCTCTTCTTCATCACACCCTGTAAATAAGACTTGAAAAGATAGAGTCTTCATTGGTAGGGTGGTTACTGCTATGACCATGGCATGAAGAAACTCTCCATGATAACGGTCAAAATTAGTTGTGTATTCTCTGCGTACCCAAGCTTTAAAATACGGAATATTGCTTGTAATATAATTCATGGTATATCTCCCGGCAGGTTTACACGCTTATATCATGTCGTTGCCGGGATGTCAAGGGGGCAAGTTGCCCTGCCCCCAGACAGTTATTTAGGCAAAGGATACTGCAGCTTCGCCAGAACCAAGCTCTGCAACGACAGCAAACACGCGAACCTTACCGTCGAATGTTGCTGTATTAGCAATCAAGTCGATGGTATCAGCAACAGTATACAGCTTTGCTGTTCCTGCAGCGTTATTGATTTCGTGGCCTAGAGCAGTTCCTGACAAGGCAGCAACATACAAGTCATCATCAGTATCATCACCTAAGTCAAGGACAGGTGAACCAGTAGATGCTACGGTCAAAACTTCAACACCTGCCATAAGAACAAGTGTGTTAGCTTTCATTTCAATCACCTCAACGGAGTCTGAAGTAGTCAAGCTAGTTGAAGAGAAGTCCAAAACAACTTCGATGATTTGAGGCTTGATGCCGATTGGGACACCAGCAACAGCACCAGTTACGGTATAGTCTGTCATATCTAAGTCTCCCTATTAATCAAGGCTAACAACGGCACGGCAGATTGCCTCTGGACGTAATACTTTACGACCAAAAACATGCAGACCGCGAACGATGTCGCTAAAGGTTTCAGTTGAACGTACAACTTCGGTCTTCGCAATGTGCGAAGCAGTTGCAGTTGAAGAGAGGTGACCTG